GTAGAGAGCTTCATACTCTCTTTGTATTTAATATAATCTCTAATAAGAGGAATCTTGTCTTTATAATTACTTAATTCAAATGCTCCTACACTTTCTAATGCAGGTATTATCTCATTGAATACATTAAGTACTTGACTAGGACTATCCCAATTAACATTTACCTTTCTTATAGTATCTATAGACGCAAATAAATCTGTCTGTAAATACTTATGTACAAAAGGAGACAACTCAGGAATATTTAAGACATAAGTGTCTAGATTATTTCTAAGCTTAGATGCAACTTCTACAGATTTAGAAGCGATCTTCATCCACTGTTGTGAATCAAGACCAACTCCATTAAATTCTATATCTGCTAATGCTAAAGCGGTTTTGTTTTCTAGTGCTACGGTTTGTTCTAGCTGATTTGCTGGAATACCATTAGCCTTCTGAAACTCACGCAATGTTATTAAATGTTCTACATCTTTTGCTCCATATTGTATTTGTTCACGTGTAAACTCTTTATTACCTAAAGATATAAATCCTTTTCTTACATCTTTATCTAAATCTACACCTAAGTACCTATGAGTTAGATCAGCAAGTCTAAACCTTAGGTTTTTACCATTATGTATAACTTGGTCAACTATCATAGTGTCCCAAATATTATTTAATTCTATATTATAAGAGTTTCTTATAAATTTATAATCAAACTTTACATTATGTAATACTTTAACAATACCGTGACATTCTAATATCTCACGTAGTGGTTCAATAGAAACCTGACGAGTATCAATTACAAATTGATTTGCATCATCTCCTATTTGAAACATTGTTAGCGAGTCTGATAGAAAATCTAAACCTGTAGTTTCAGTGTCAACACCTAGTACAGATTTAGATTCACAATATCTAACAACATCTTCTATCGGTGTAGTTAAAGTTCCTGTGTTGGTACGACCTACAAAATAAATCATAATATATCTATGAATCTATTATCCTTAGCATGATCGCTATTTTCATAAGATCTCATAGCATCGTTAGCATTTTTGTCAGGCACAAATGTTTCATTTTTTTTCTCAAAAACCATGAAATCTTTTTCTACATCACCTGTTGCTTTACTAAAAGAATTAACAATTAAGCCTTCCACTCTATTTGAATCGATTTTGTCTTTTAGTTCTCTAGATATTCTTTTACTCTTTAGTTGCTCGACTTCCTCTGCTGTAAGGTCATCTTCTTTTATTTGCACTTTATTAACTTCAGATACGAATGATACATGCAATGCTCTAGCTTGCTTATTTATATATCTTAAAGCCTCATCAGTTTTCTCATGCAATGCATCTATTTGCATAAGATCTGATGGGACAGATAGTATAACATTTTTATAATCAACGTCTGTGATAAATAGTTTAGGGTTCATTCCTCCCTTTTCTTTAATATCAGCAAAAACTTTAGTTAATACTTGTACTTTATGTTGGTTAAAACTAATCATCGTTCTGCTACCACAGCTGGTAAGTTTAAAGCCATCTGTAAAAGAATAATATATCCAGCTAGATCAGATAAAGTATCCTCTGTAGTATCATTGATACCACAATTTTTAATTCTCATTAACTTATCATCCATGCGTGCGCACAATGATTCAATAGCATCTCCTTTAGAGAAGACACCAAGTGGAAATAAAGCACTGCTCCCATAAGCTTCGTTTTTTTCCAATAGAAGCCTTTCTAGCTCCTTACATCTTAGAGAAATATGATTTCTCACTTTTTTATTTAATTCTTTAGTCATACTCTTTCGGTGTTATCGGCCTTGGAACATTCTTTAGAACAATACGTAGTATCTTCTTCTAAAGTATCTCCACAAAAACCACATTTACAAATAGTTATTTCCTCGAGATGTTCAATCATCTCTTCTAGTACTGCACGCATAGCGTCAGTATCTATAGTCACTCCGTCACTGTCCTCGTAATAATATACAGGGACAGTAACAGGAGTGTCTAAAGTTTTTTGGTCTTCTTTACTTATTGCCATCTTTCAATCGTTTATCAATATGTTTCTCTACTTGACTAGAAAAATACATACCAAATGCGAATCCCATTCCGAATAAGATTAAAAGAAAGAAAGAAGTTAATACAAGATGTTCTAATTCTATATAGTCCATATTAATTAGTTTTATACTTTACAAACATAATAACATAAAAAGCACAGTCACTAACATTCCAACAGCACCAATATAAAAAAATAACAGTGCGTTTTCTTTACTTTTGGCTTGTTTAGATAGTAGATCTCTTACTTCTTTATATTCATCTAGTTCTTTTGACATGATGTGTTTGATAAGTGGTTAATAAATTGATTTCTTAGTTTAGCATGTTTGTTAAACAATACTAATACAGCTATAAATGAAAACATTATACCTGTTATAGCCAATAACATAAATGGCCATGTGTCTGGATGTGTGATAATAGTGTGCATAATAATATATTTAATTGGTTTATAAATTAGTAAATTGCAAAGCCACCTGAGTGGTCTGCAAAGGTTGCAAATTTTAGAGCATTCTCTACACTAAAAGGATAACCATTTCTCCAGTCATCCTCAGGTAGTTCTTTTTGTTCTAAATTATAAGAAGTACAGTACAAATCAAGACGTCCTGAGTCTGCTTCTTCTTGTATTCTTTTAGCTATTCTTTTAGATTTAGTTTTAGATATAAAATGACCATCATTAAATGTACCTGAGGTCATATCTTTCTCTGTTACTATATCTTTACAAATATCAGATACATACATCCATAAAGGGCGCCACCACCATATGTTATTTCTAAAATATATACCAGGTGATAGTTGTTCTATGCGTTCTTCATGCGCCCATTTTGTTGTATGCTTATCAACAGTGTCCATCTCAGGATCAGTTATAACTTGTTGAATCTTTTTACGAATGCTATTTATTTCTTTTACATTCTGTTTAGGCGTTTGTGGTGCCTTTCCATATAAGTCCATTCCCATATAATTAGTTTTAAAGTTAGTGTTAAAAAGTTTGAGAGGTGAGCGGAATCAGACCGATAGCGAGGAAAACCCTCTTTAGCATGCTATCTATGTGCAGCAACCCTTGGCATAGGATTTAACTGCTGTATACTCACCTCTCTACTTTAGTGGAGATGGGGGGAGTCGAACCCCCGTCCATGATTGGTTGTTAAAGTACAGATATACAAGCTTTTAAGTAATTGGATTTAATTCCCTCATCCGAGACAAGGGGCTTGATGCATTACTTACGCACTTCCATCTTTTATATGCCCTTAGAAGTTACCGCTTCACCTGGTTCATAAGGCTATTAACCTGTAGACTATTGTATTAAGTGACAATTCAGCATAATAAAAACACTTTTGAAATAACTACCTAGGCAGCTACTGCAAGTTCTACACTTTGTAGTGGTAGAGCACTAGAGTGAGACTCAACTCCTATCGGAGTAAGCTTCACCACAGAATAACTATTTTCGCCAGTTAAAAAGCATCGTTGCTTGCCGTACAGTCTTCTACAATCTGTCAAAATCCAAGTCATCCCCTTTGTTTATGTCTTCTAAATAAGACATATCATGATCAAAGCCACGTAAATAATCTTGGATAGTGCCATATAGATGTTCTGCAGTCTTTTGACCACATCCATCTAGCTCTTTAAATCCAGGTACTGTCATAAATACTAAATGATTATACTCTAACTCAGGGTATCTATTTAGTGTTGTCTTTCCTCTACTATTAAGCCTAGAGTGTACTTCTTTCCTGTGTAATGCTTTATACTCAGCAAGCTGCTGTTCGCGCATAATAGTAATAGCAGGTACTGCTTCTACATAATTAGGTCCTTTAGTACCTGTTACGAATTTCCATAGATTTTTAAATAGTGTGATCATAGTTTTGTTTTTAGTTTATTAATAATTGAATCCATTACAGCTAGAAATTCTACATTGCTGAGCATTTCTAGTTTAATATCGTGTACAATAGGGTCTAACTCTTCTTCTTTCTTTGATGATTTCCCATCTGCTATTTCTTTTAGCATCTTCATCATTTCTTCAGGAGAGTCTGAGCCCATTATATTGTCTATTTGAGTTTTAGCAGATACATCTGTATCGTTTTCACGCTCTACATATACATGTAGTTTACAATATACTTTAGCGTCTGGATACTTTAATGCATCCTCTGCTGCAGCTGCTAGCTGCATAATATAACCCTTTAAGGCTATTTTGTCATCGAGCCTGTTAAGCTGATCTAATAACTGCTGGTGTTTCTTATCTAAATCTGTAGCCATAAATTATTGTTTTATAAGATTATTATTTAATTATAATGTAAGGAATTATATAATACTAAAACTCCTTACCATCTGATCTCTCCATTGCCTCTCTTATCTTATCAGGTTCAATAAAATCTTCTGGTTTAATAGGATCTCCATTTCTAGATTTAGCGCTAATAGCCATATCTAATACATCTTGTCTCATTGATTCAAGACCGTCTCTATGTTTAGACTCTGCAGTTCCCATACCTGCAATAAATATTGTACAGATTAATTCTTCTAATGTATTAATCTCGCTGTTAGTTAAAACATGTTCAATTATTTCAGTTATTTGCATCTCTGGCAGTTTATTACCGATTTCTGCCATCGTTCTTCCAAACTCTTCTACTTTATCATCACTAATATTAAAACAGCTCTGGAGTGAGCTTTCATCGTGATTGAGTTGGATCTCCTTAAGTTGTTCGTTTAGTGTTTTCATACGCTTACAAAATTTAAATAGTGTTAATAAAAAAAAGGAAAGCCAAATATAACAACTAAAACCCTAATGAGCTAAGGGAAATAGTTGTTAATGTGGCTAAATTAATAAAATAAAAACTACGGGTACGGTATCATAATTTGACAAGTATCTGTTCAATATAATTTCCAGTGTCATCTGTTATCAGAATCGAGTGCAGTGCAGAATAGTCCTTTGGCCCTTTGGGTAATTGATAGCACCTTGAGTTTTTATTTCCAACATTTAGTTTCATTTGCGTAATGGGGTTAGCAAACTACTTACATTCTACGCCACGTGAAGGCAGTTGTTTATTGTAGAATATATAATCCTAGTAAATAAATACTAGAATTATTAAAATACAGATGACTAATCTGTGAAATAGGATTGTACGCTTACATTGTGCAAGCTCCCATCTGAGTCTTCGAATAAGTTTAACTTTATTCATCATTTAAAATATAATGGGCTGAGATTACACCATTATACACACATCTTTTGTTGTTTAATTCTGTCCAGTTTACAACGTATCCACTATTGTCTCCAATAGTAATGTGCAGTGACGGTTAGTTAGACTAACCACTTCTAATGTTACTACTTACTCACGAGTTACTCAAACGTAATATAAAGCCGCTAAACTCTATATCAGTCTTTTACTCGCAAACAGAATCATTTTGAGAAATCATCCACTCTCCCTCGAGTTATTCGGGGAGATTTAGTCACCTTTCGGTAGTAACAGGCCAACACTTGTTCTTTTTAGTTATTGTTATATCATAAATTGTCCAGGATGTGGTTGGTCCACAATTGCTTTGTCTTCTTTTGAAAGACAAAATACAATACATCCCAGGTATAACTTTTCATCGTTATGGTATTTCAGGTTATATCTTATTCCCTAAGATTGCCCATCATACTGACTTATACTCTTTGTTAACTCGACAGTTAATTCAGAATTAAATCTACAGTTATTTCCTATTGCTATCACTAGCTCATCTTCCTAACTAAAAGAAGATACACTTACCCTCAGACATTTGTCCATTGGTGCCGTGTAGTATCCTGCTTGCTTAGATTGACTCTCTTGCGAGAGCAACCATTACCGTTTTATGTAGACAGTAACAGTCTTTAGCCATATTACTATGGTTATCAGGCTAAGCCCTAATAGTAATAAATAAAATCTACAACTGTAGAGTTCGCATACTATATGTGTAAAGTATTAGTTATTAATTAATACAAGAAGAAAAGAAAGGGACACACGGATGTGCCCCAATCTATATCATTTAGCTACCGAATACTTCATCAGAAGTTTGCTCAGTAGATGGTGATGTATCTGCATCTTCAAAGTCACTAGACTCTTCAAATGCAGCTTCGCCAGCAATAACACCATCAGATGTCATTAATGCATGGCCTTGCGCCTTAAATACAGAAGTGATAGTCTCTCCTTTAAGCACAACTGAAGTATAAGACATAACTTCACGCCCGTCAACTGTATAAGGAACAACAGATTTAGTAACGATGTCGCCAGGTATATTCTTACCGACAAATTGTTTGATTAAAGAAGGATTACCTGCTTTCCATACAGGATTATCTTCAGAGTCAGTAGTTTGTGCTATAACTCTAGTTCTTTCTGCGCCAAATGGGTTAGAAGGATCTCTAAATATTGCGATGTAGTATTTTCTGCCATCAGATGTTAAATTTAGTTTACCGTTAACGCCATCTTTGTCGTCAACTAATTGTGCATCAGCCTTTCCTGATAGTCTTACAGAAGCTAGTTGTAGTTCTGCATTTGGATTGATTGTGTTCATGTCCATGTTTTAATAATTTAATTGGTTTATACATTTGTTATACTCTTATAGAGAGAGACAGTTTGAGTTCTAGTGCGACTCCGTTAGGCATCCACTGTGTCTAGGAACAATTTGGCTTTTATTAAATGGTGTGCTCCATCCCTTTTGATATGGTTGTATCATAAATGTCCATCGTTTATCATGTGATCATATTTGGTATGATAATATTCTGGGTCTTTCATGACTCTACAGAATCCAAACAGGTTGCACATTTTAATGAACTTAATCATTTAGCTTAACATATTCATACTTATTTGTTTTACAACATAGTCCACGCAAACGGTATTCAATACCGTTGAAGTTGTATGTTGGGCCTAAGTACTGTGATGTGCGCATCATGATTTAGCAGTTTGATAACCTAACTCTATACTCACAAAAGGAAGAAGTATAATGACTCTGTTAGATTGGTTAAAGAAATCTACTCCTACACCTAAACCTATAAATGGAACAAGGTCTAAGTTAAAGATTATCTTTCCTTTTAGTTTAATAATATTCATTGCATAATATTTAAAAGGTTAGTAAAAGGCTTAAGCACATGCTCAAGCAGAGGAGTATCACGCAGATATTATTTTGGTTATCATCTGAGTTAACAGTGAATAGCAATATAATTCTATCTGATTAGTGATAGTTGGTACTACTCCGCAGGAGTAGTGATTGAATCTTCAAGCATTTGAACAATAGATGCTCTTTCATGGTCCATTGCATTACGATCATCGTAAGACATTTCTTCATGTTTAATGCTATCTTCTAGTCCATTAAGTAATGTTCTAGCTAGTCTACTAAGTTTATAACATTTTCTGTCTAAAGACTTAATAGATTTGTCTCTTTTTTTGAGTGCCGAGATTGCACTAGTAATATCCATTTCCATAACAAAAGGTATTTTAGTTTTCCATTAGAGCTATAGTATAGTAATGGAGTCTATACTGTCGTTGTCCCATTGAGGGTAGATATAAGGTCTGAGAACATTAGGTAACGCTCTCGAACTCTCAAACGACAAATGTAAGTGACAAACTCACATGGGCCAAGATTTAGTGAGGTTGTTTGATACGTGAGCATGCTAAAACACTAGCAATAGTAGTAGTTATTAGCCCAAAGTATTTGTTTAAGCCTGGGTGGAGCAGAACAACAAGGCGTTAGCCTTGCTGTCCATGGTCCTAGAACGGTGCGTTAGCATCGTTGGTAGGCTCAGACTCTTCGAAGTCTCCTTCGCTATCGTCTGGTGCGTAGTCCCATGTGTCAGGACTGAACGCTAGCACATCGCCTGACTTAAGCTGGTCAAGAGGCATAGGCACTTGGTCTGCGAACACAGCCTTAGTACGCTGAGGTCTACAGTCTATCACACCTGCTGGTAGATTGGAGGCCATGCCTTCGCGAAAGCGGAAGAGCGCATATTGTGTGCCGTTCGATGCAGTCTGCACTGTTACTGCGTCAGTTGAGTGAGCTGAAGCCTGACCTGCTTCCTTAACCATAGGAGCTACGATTGTAGCCAGTATAGTACTCGTGTTGTTCTCTGTTGCCATATCAATTGGTATTAGAGTTACTCTACCCGAGGTTGGAGAATCATTCTCTCTTTAAGGTACGGGGGTAGTTTCCGTCCAGAATTTAGCGGGGGAGTTTGTTTAGTAGTGGGTTAAACGCTCGATTACTGACACTTATTTTTTAATTTTCTTATCTATATTTTTTTATTATATATTTTTTTTATATCTTTGCCCCATCACTTAATACAGGAGATACTGTATATAAGGACACATCGCCATGAGAATAAAGGATATGAAGCGGTGCCACTACGTCTTATGTATGTACTTCTTTAAGACTACATACACCATCCACTTTAATTAGCGGGTACGGACTGAGGTAGAAACTCAGTCTAGAATGGAGCTTTAGGCAGCTCCCCCTCTCCTGAGGTTTTCTGGGAATTCAACAACACACTTGCGGGAGGGATAAGGTGTTGTGTCTCTACTCATAGCTACTCAAATACTTATATATATACTTGCATACTAAATATAAATATTATATATTTGTAAAGTATAACTATATGAATATATAATGAAGAGAGTAAAGAAAGAAGTATTAAAAAGTTCTGCATTTTACCCGAAGTATCTAAAATTGATAAATGTCATATTGCCAGATCCGTTAACTCAACGAGAGATAGATGTGCTTTCGGCATTTATGGAGTTGAAGGGGGATTTAGTGGAATTAGATAGGTTTGGTACTCAAGCAAGGACTGTTGTTCGTAAACGTCTAGGATTCAAAACTCATTCTAATTTAGATAACTATATAAAGTACTTTAAGACGAAGGGGGTTTTAGTGCCCAATCCTGAAACCAAGCAGTTAGAATTAAATAAAAGAATTGAGATACCTAAGAATGAGAAAGAAGTCTCTTTATCTTTTGTGTTTAAAATAAAAGACCATGAATAATATAGAGCAAGAGACTACAGTAAGAGATCAAATTACACTTATGCTGAGGGATTTTATTTTTAAATATGAAGAACGCCCTGAATTAGTAGTATTAGATATAGGATCAGCATCTGCTCTTAAAGAAGAGTTAGGCTTATCTGCATTAGATGAACTTAAAAGATACTCAGGAATGGATGTAGCTTTTATAATGGATAGCGATGGACAGACAATCAAGTTTTATTAAAGACTTAAGTGAGAAGTATAATCTCCCAGAGATTGTAGTTAAAACCGTGGTTAGATCTCAGTTTAGGCATGTAAAGCAGTCTATTCAAAAAGATGATCCAGGAGGGGTTTTATTGCATTCCTTTGGAACCTTTAGAACTAAACGTGGGAGAATTAATGGTCTTTTAAAAGGATATATAAAAGGACTTAGAAAAAAAATGGGAAAAGACTTGACTTTAATTAAAAAAATTAAGTATCTTTGGTCCATAAGAAATAAAGTTTATTAAAATGACAAAAGACTCGCAAGAGATGGCTAAGCGTTTTTACGAAAGTATGAAAGCAGCCCAACAGAAAGATCTATCAGAGTTGATCGATGATCAGCAAGAACTTTCTGAAATCAAAAACCAACCAACTGTAGATCTTAGCTCAAAAATTTTAGATCAAGCTAAGAAACTACATGAAACTGAAATTATTATTAATCAAATCAAAAAATTAAAATGAGTACAACAGCACAGGTTGGTCCAGCGCCACAAATGGTAGCTCCTGAAGGAGGCCAATATGTTTCACCAGAACAAATGGCAGAACATAAAGAAGCAACAGAATTTGCAAAACATGCGCAAACGTCTGAATTAAAAATGAGAAAAGCAAGCATCATCTTACAATCTTTATCTGTAGGAGGAGATGTTGTAACGCCTTTATTTGACAAAAAAACTCGTAAAGAGTTAGAAAATAAAGTAGCTGATCTATTAAAAGGATTATAGTATGAAAGGAATTAAGAATAGAGTAGTAACTGAAGAAACTATCCAAATGACATTCTGCGCAAATTGTAAAACTTGCCCAGCAGTTGACATGAGTCTAGAATCTGACGAAGTAGTTGTTGGAGGAAAAGAAGAAGGATACACTTCATTTACAAAAGCGCAGTTTAAGCTTTTTATTGCAGAAGCTAAATCAGGTACATTTGATGAAATGCTGGCTAATGTAGATACTTCATGTGAATCTCCTACAAGAACTGGAGGATTATCTCCTGATACAGGACCTAGATTTTAATTATATGGGAGTATTTAAAAATATTGTAGATGGTTGGTCTAATTACTATGCTGCTATCAGTGAAGACGGTCTTCCTGATGGAGTCCAAGCATTAGCAGACACTAGAGCTGAAATATGCGGTAAGTGTCCTGAGCTTGTGGCGTCAGGCATCTGGAAAATTTTCAACCGAGTGCTTCCTGATGGCAGAACTATTAAACAAAGACAATCAGCTATTGCTGAAACTAATAAAAATGATAAAGTACACAGGGGATATAAATGTGGTCAGTGCGGATGTGCATTTCCACAGAACGTTTATGCTCCAGAAAAAAAGTGTCCTTTAGGTAAATGGTAAAAAATAAGAAATGAAAAGAAACGAAACAGAGAATCATATTAAACTAGTAGATGATAACATCCTAGTTTACGTAGAACCACCTTCAAAAGAAACTAAATCAGGAATTATAGTTTCTGAAGAAGTAGCTAGAGAACATTCAGAGCTTTACGGAGAAATAGTAAGTGTAGGACCAGCTGTCAAAAACTTTGAAGCAGGCGATCATGTTCTATTACCTCCACACGGGAGTCAACCAACTGTATATAAAAATATTGTATATCACGTATTTAAAGAATATAGTTTATTTGCTAAAATAGTAGAGTAATGGCAAACAAAGATTCTCATATAGTTGAGGTCACTGTTAAATCTGACAGTCCTGAGATAGTTCAGGCATTTATCTACGGGTATTTTGGAGAAAATTGTAATGTAGATAGAAATCCAGAGGCAACATTTAAACTTGTAGTTCAAAAAGAAGAGTTAGACTACGAGTTAAACTTAACTAGAGAGAAAGACATAGAAGACGAAAGTGAATTTATTTGATTTACAGAACAGGATAGTAGTTATATCTCCTGAAGCTCTTTTAATTCCTGAATTTAAAGAGATATGGGATCGTGACAATTCTGAACATAAAGAAGTAGCTATGGCCGAACTTAGTTATGTCTATTTCGTATCAGACTATAAATCTATTTATAGATCTGGAATATCAGAAGGTGAATTACATGCTGTTGTTGCTAAGGACTTTTTAAAGGATGAGGCTTACGAGCCTTGTCCTGCAGTCCGCTTAGCAATGAAGAAGTATATGGTACTGCAAGAAACTCCATCAATGAGATTACTGATGGCATCTTTAAGTACAGTAGATAACTTAACTGTTTATCTACAACATGTTGATTTATCTGAACGAGATTCCAGAGATAAGCCTGTATATAAACCAAGTGATATAACTAATTCTTTGAAATCTATTGGAGGTATTGTTGAATCTTTACATAAAGTAAGAGCTCAAGTTGAAAAAGAACAACAAACAGCAGCTTCTCTACGGGGACAGCGGATGAAAGGTAACAGAGAAGACCCAAATTAAAAATATGAAAAATATAAGCCAACACATAAGTTACAAAGAAGCAACTACAAGCGCTACAGCTTTAAGGAGAGGGTTAGATAACATTCCTGGTCCAGATCAATTAAAGTGCATGCAAGATATTGCCGAATATTTATTTGAGCCATTAAGAGAATGGGTTGGAGGACCAATAAAAATAACTAGCATGTTTAGAGGAGAGCCTGTAAACACAGCTATAGGTGGATCTAAAAATTCACAACACATGAAAGGCCAAGCTTTAGATCTAGATGATACGTATGGACATAAAACAAATGCTGAAATGTATCATTACATAAAAGATAATTTAATGTTTGATCAATTAATATGGGAGTTTGGTGATGACGAAAATCCTAATTGGATCCATGTAAGTTTTGTAACACATAGACCTAATAGAAAAAAGTTAACAGTAGCTTTAAAGAAAAATGGAAGAACTGTTTACGAACACAGAGAACATAAATAAAAACCAATAAAAGCAAAAAACAATGGCAACAACAAACGCAAAATTCACACTAGCTACTACAGATCTAGTAAGTGATCAGATAAACTTTAATATTAGTAAAAATTTAGCTAAAGCTCCATACGGAGACGGCTGTAATGCAACTACAGGATTAATGAGAGTAGCAATTGCATCGGGAGGATTGTATGCAATTCAAGCTACTGATAAAGGAGTAATAAGATCTACGGCAGTAACTACTCCTGGTACAAACTTTCATAAGAACTATTTATACGTTAAAAACGTAGAAACAGATAACGTTACTTTAAAAATAATGCTAGATGGGTCTTCATATTCTCCAGCAATTAGTGGAGATGAGAATTGTGATTTCGTTATAGGTATGTTAGAAAAAGATGATTGGATGTTTATTCCGTGGTCAGGAAATATTGATATAGTGTTTTCAGCGACTACATCAGCAGAGTGTTTAATGGAATACATGATTGTGAACTAATGGCAGTCAAAGTATATACATTTACAAAACCAGCTAAAAAGAAAAGGCCAGGTGTGCACGCAAAGAGCAAGACATCTAATTCAAAAACTTCTAAAAACTACATAAAAAAATACCGTGGACAAGGAAAATAATGAAATTAAAAAACTAATGGAAAATCAAGAAGCGTTACACATGGCTATGTATAATGCTTTTTTATTAATAACAGGACGTAAGACTTATGAGGACTTTGAAAAATCAGAAGGTTTTTGGCTACCAGAGGGTTTTGATGATTTAGATTCTATAGATAATATTATGGAATATTTTATTGAACAAGAAGACTATGAAAAATGTGCAGAGCTAAGAGATCTAAAGGCACAGATTGAAAGAAAAGAAGCAAAGAACAAACTTAGTCACTTATTTCAAACTACTAAATGGAAGATAAACACAGACGATCCGATATAATAATTGCTCAACCTTGGGAAGACTTAGAACAATATAAAGATAATCCTGTAAGACATACAACACAGGATTATTTAAAATTTATTAACACTCAGATTTTTAGTGAAACTTCTAGGTATTTTTTAAAGCATGGGGTATATACTCATGCTCCTATGGGAACTTCTGAGTATATTGAATTCTGGGATAAAGAGGAAGAGAGATGTAAGAACGGATATACTGTAGGAGGTGTTCGTATAACAGGAGAGCATTACGCTTATTTAAATTTTGGGCGTATTCTTGCTACTGTAAATGACGGTAAGAGACAAAGAAAAATCGATACCTTTCCTAAATTTCTAGACATGGACTATTATTGGTACCATGAACTAGAACAAGCTGAACAAAATGGTCAGGGAATGATCGTTGTAAAAGCCAGACGTAAGGGGTTTTCATACAAGAATGCTTTTGGTATGGCTTGGAAATATAATTGGTTTCCTTTTTCTATTTCTATATTAGCAGCATTTGAAAAAACTTTCTGGGCAAATACAATGGAGATGACCAAAAATATGGTCAACTTTATTAATGAAAATACAGATTGGGCTAAAGGATTTTTACACGATAGACAAGATGCATTTAAAGCAGGGTACGTAGAAAAAGATAAAATCTCAGGGATTAATATTGAAAAAGGATATAAATCTGAAGTACTTGCATTATCATTTAAAGATTCACCACAAAAATCTGTAGGACGTACTGCTGAACGAATGCTTTTTGAGGAAGCTGGAGATTGGCCAGGATTATTACAAGCATATCAACGTTCGTATCCTCTATTTAAAGATGGTAACATTATGATTGGTATTCCTATTATATATGGAACAGGGGGTAATAATAAAAATGGTACAAACGCAGATTTTGAAGAAATGTTTTATAATCCTTCTGCTTATGGGTTAAGAGCATACGAAAATATATATGATGAAAACGCAGTAGGAGAAGCAGGCTGGTTTGTAGATGACGCCTGGTACAGAGAACCTTTTGTCGATAAAGCAGGTAATGCTCTTAGAGAAAAAGCAGTTGAAGATATAGATTTAGAAAGAGAAGAAAAGAAAAAAGCAGATCCTAAAGCTTATAATATGATGGTTACTCAGCACCCTCATAATCCAAAAGAAGCTTTCTTAAGAAACGAAGGATCTATATTTCCGACAGTAGAATTATACAATGTTCTTGCAAAACTAAAATCAGATGACAGGTATAAAAAGTTAGGAAATCCAGGAGAGCTGTATGAAGAAGAAGGAGAGGTTAGGTTTAAACCTGATCTTGCAAAGAAACTATATCCTATTATAAAGCATCCTCATAGTATAAAAGATCCACAAGAAGGATGTATTGTAGTGTATCAACATCCCCCAGAAGACATACCTTTTGGTTTATATAAGATAGGATTAGACCCTGTTGCTTTCGATAAATCAGGAAGTAAATCATTAAATGCTTGTTATGTATATAAATCATTTCAAAAGTTTGATCATGGGTATGATGAAATTGTAGCAGAGTATGTAGGAAGACCAGATAATATTGAAATTTATAATAGAAATTTAGAGCTATTATCTGAATATTATGGAGGAGCACAAATAATGTTTGAGAATGACAGGGGAGAAGTTATGTCTTATTTTAAAAGAAGAGGTAAGCTTGCGCTACTTTCTGATCAACCTGATAATGTTATTTCTAAAGTAATACAAAAATCTACTGTAGCTCGTATAAAAGGATGTCATATGAATGACAAAATGAAAGATGCAGGAGAGAAATTTATACTCAGATGGTTATGGACAGAAAGAGGTAAAAACGAAGACGGAAGTATGATTTATAATATGGATTTAATACCTTCAGCAGGATTGTTAGAAGAATTAATTCAATATCATAGACTAGGAAACTTTGATAGAGTAATGGCATTTATGCAATTAATGTTCTCTATAGAAGAGAGGTATGACTCCGAAATTGTTTCTGAACCTTCACATAGTCTTGCTTCCGAGTATCTAGTAACTAATATAACTAAAATGTTTGGTAGAAAACGTAGGTAATTAAACTTTTTTTAATTATCTTTGTAATTACCGTTTATATATACTATTATGTCATCATATACATTTCCACAACAAAGGCTAAGCCATAGTGCTAAGAAGAAAAATGATTTCCAATGGGGTAAAGATACACTAGATGCTCTTGAACTATACGGAACAGAACAATCTTCTTCAGCTGGGTTCCAAGGTGCTGAAACACGTAAGAGAATAAACTATGATCTATTTAATGGAATATTAAACGTTAAAGACTTCGAGTATGTATGTAAACCTTATGGAATAGATGGAGTAGGAGAACTTCCTGCAGAGATTAGACATTATGATATTATATCTCCTAAACTACGTGTGTTATTTGGTGAGGAAATAAAAAGACCATTTAATTATAAAGTTGTAGCTACTAATCCAGAGGCTATTACAGAAAGAGAAAACGCACAAGCTGATATGTTGCGAGAATATATGCAACAAAAAGTGCAAGCACAGATTCAACAAGCTATGCAAGAAGCTGGAATAAATCCTGAAGGAGGACCTCAGGATTCTCAAGATCCAGAAATGATGCAACAGCAGCAGCAGCAAATGCAACAGATACAAGCACAGATGACTCCTCCTCAGATTGAAGAGTACATGAAAAGAGATTACCAAGATCAAAGAGAAATAATGGGTAATCAAATCTTAGGGTATCTGAGAAGAGAGCAAAAAATAAGAGAAAAATTTGTAAAAGGATGGAAGCATGGCCTTATAACATCTGAAGAAGTTTATTATGTAGGTATAATTAATGGAGAGCCTGTAGTTAATACAGTAAATCCTTTATACTTTACACACGATAAAGATCCTGATATAGATTATATAGAAGATGGACAATGGGCAAAGTATGCTATGAGAATGACTCCAGGATCTGTAGTGGATAGCTTTGGAGAATACTTAACTCCAGTACAAATTAAAAACCTATACTCCGATTCTGCCGCTTCAGGCACGTCCCACCCTCTTGGTTCCAAGGAATATTCCTATGATGCGAACCAACTATTCTCAGAGTCTTTCCATACAGATTGGGACCCCGCGAGTACTAGAGACTCCAGCACAACTGGTTACATTAATGTAATACACTGTGAATGGAGATCTCTGAAAAAAATAGGATTTCTAACATTTGTAGATGATGATTTTTCTGAACAAGAGACTATAGTTGATGAGACTTATACGTTAAATAAAGCAGGAGGAGACATTAAAATTAAATGGGAATGGATTCCTGAAGTATGGGAAGGTACTAAAATAGGTGATGATGTATATTGTAATATACGTCCAAAACCAAATCAATCTAAAGATATAGATAATTTATATTCATGTAAGTTAGGATATGTTGGATCAACTTATAATAATTTAAATGCTTATCCTGTATCTTTAATAGATAGAATGAAACCTTACCAATATCTGTACAACATTATGATGTATAGATTAGAATTAGATTTAGCATCAGATAAGGGTAAAAAATTCTTAGCTGATATTAATCAGATACCATCTTCAATGGGTATTGACATGGAAAAGTGGTTATATTACTTTGACGCTTTAGGGATAGCATTTATTAATCCTAAAGAAGAAGGTAAAAGAGGAGAACAGAATCACTTTAACCAATGGCAGTCTATTGATCTATCAATGTCGCAGACTATCCAACAGAAAATTGGATTATTAGAATATCTAGAAGCGCAATGTAGTGAAGTATCTGGAATAACAAAACAACGAGAAGGCCAGGTTGGACCAAACGAACTGGTAGGAAATACTGAACAAGCAGTTGTTCAATCTTCAGCAATTACTGAAGAATTATTTTACACACACAATTCTATTAAAGGGAGGGTCCTAGAGGCGTTGTTAGATACAGCTAAGGTTGCTTGGGGTGATGGCAAAGCCAAAAAAATCCAGTATATCTTAGATGACATGACTACTCATTTATTAACAGTAGATCCTATTGCTCTTCCAGAATCTTCATTTGGAATCTTTGTTTCAGATTCTTCAAAAGATAGAGAGCTTTATTTAACTATGAAACAATTAGCACACGCAGCAGTGCAAAATCAAACTGCAGAGTTATCTGATATAATTAAAATGTTATCTACAGACTCTACTGCTGAGATTAAAACTCTTCTTGAAAAATCTGAAGATAGTAGAAAAGCAAGAGAAGAGCAACAAATGAATCAACAACAGCAGCAGGGTCAGATGCAGATTGAAGCTCAGAAAGAAATCGAAGCTGCTAAAACTCAACTTAAGAAATATGAGATTGACGAAGATAACGATACCAAAATTAAAGTTGCAGAGATTAATGCTTTTAGAGGAAAAGAAGATCAAGATATAAATGGTAATCAAATACCTGATCAGTTAGAAATTGAAAAACTTAAGATACAAGTTCAAAACACTGATAAAAAGATGGACCTTGAGAATCGTAAATTAGATGTCAAAGAAAAAGAACTTTCTATGAAAGATCAACAGGCAGATAAAAAGATGAGAGAGGACCGTAAAGAAAAAGAAGCTGACAGAAAATCTAAAGAAAAACAAGCTGCTAAAAAGACAGATTCTAAATAATGAGAAGGCATATAAATGCAACTACCGCACAAGCTCGAAACAAAGGCTTAGAGGGGGCCAAGCCTGGTACCTCTGCTTCTCTTATATACACAGACCATAAAGGACGTAAACTCGAAGGACGTCAATCTTATCCCGTACGCGTGTACGCGGATAATTCGTATGTTGGTATATTAAATCCTGGAGAAACTATAGATACTTTTGCTGCAAGCCGTATAGATGAAATCCCTGCTCCAGAAATAATGGAATCAGGTACTGAAGTAGTTCCTAATCAAACAGATCCTGTAGAAAAAGAAACCGAAGAAGTAGTATACGATCCTTCTCAAGGATATAGAATGGCTTATTCGACTTATGAAAGTATTCCTCAGTCATTTTTTGAAGTACCCCAAGGAGAATTTGAATATACTGCTCGAGTCCATACAGGAGACGATGCAGACGGTAATCGTATTTATGAAGATCAAATAAATACAGGAGTTCACGATCCTGCTTGGTATGATAGAAATTTTGATCCATATACCTATTATAAAACAGGACAATATGAAGGTATGGAGTGGAAAGATACTCCTGCTAAATCTTATTTTAATAATCCTCATATGACAAAGCCAGCTGAAAGTCCGTCTTATATGGACCACCCTTTAGTCTGGGATGATGAAAGATTAAGAGACGAGAATAAAAGTAGATACCATCAAGGGCTAATAAATAAAGTATATAATGCAGATGGTACTATAAAACCTGAGTATCAACAACAGATAGGATCACAAAGATATTTACGTCCTTTTGGAACTAACGCAGAAGATGCTCCGAATAATGTACCAGACGGAGGAAGATGGGCGTCAGAATGGACAGAAGGATCATCTTCAGGTTGGGGGCAAGACGGGATAGTTGCTGGAAACAACATGGGATATAATGACAAAACTAAATATAGAACTTTTGTTGAAGATGATGGTGATGGTCCAATAGACTGGAATACTAAAGGATTTCAAGAGTTTGATGAGAAAGGCTTAAAGAAGCTTTATAAAACTTATAAAAAGAAACCAGGCTTTGGAAAGATGTCTAAAAAAGAATTTGTAGAAAGATACAAAGCGGGAGATCGATTTCATCCTCAAGTTTTATCTAGTCTTCAAGAGGAGGAATTTACAAAAGTTTTTGAAGATAAAGTAATGCCTTTTAAACAAGAAGACTTTAATCTACAAAAAGACTTTTTTAATGGCGGAATTAATTCTGATTTATATAGACAGAAATTAGTTAACCAGGGATATGACAATGTAGATGATATAATAAAGAAAAGAGAAAATCATTTATCTACGTCTACTATGAACTATGAAGACTCTGCTGATAATTTTATGGATGAGTCAGTAGACATGCGGGGAGGTCCAGATAGTGATTTGAAAAAAGATAAATTTGATCCTGCTTACGAAGTACACAATAACAGAATGTTTAGTGTTAACGATAAGAGATTCTTATTAGCAGATCTTTATAATCAAGACGGTAAAGAGTTAGACTTTAAAGGGTCTCTAAGCGCGTGGAATGATTATACTCCAATTGGAGATGAAGCCCCTCCTACTAAACATGGATTTTTTAATAAAGGAGAAGAAGACGCTTTATTCTGGGCAAGGAACGGAAGAAATTTCCAAATGGGAAAACATCTAGGAGATAAGATAATATTTGGAGGAACTGGATCCAGAGCTTACGTAGGACATGAAGGAGATAATAAAGGTAAGCTAGTTGTATCTCCAAGGCAGGCTCAGCAAATTAATATTGACCTCGGAGGAGATGGAAGCACGCAGCAGCTTAAAAGTAGTTTAGATGAAATTTCTGCACACGAGCTTGGACATATGTCAGGAGCAGTACTAGGAAAAGATTTTGGTCTTAATAAGACTGATCAAAATACTATCCATAGATTAATGGATGAAAGCGGTGTAGATAGAAGTACACTTGATTCGCATGACAATGCGCCTCACGAAAGAAAAGCAGATCTTGATGCGTTAAGGTGGAAAATGTTTAACACTATAGGTTATGACTACAGAGAAACTCCAATGACAAACGAGATTCTAGAAAAGTATCAAAATCATATAAAAGAAAATCCTAGCCCTAGTTTAATAAACGATAGAAACTTTAAATTTTTTAACAACAAGAGTTTAGTAGAATTTAATAATACAGTTGCTGATTTAGGAGAGCAAATGCCAGCAGGTATGTCGAGATATGGAGGCCCTGCTAAATATAACCACGGGTCTGATGTTCAAATACAAGAACCAAATTTAGATATACAAGCTCCGCAAACTCCTCCACAAGATAATCAGAGTCCGTTCTCGCATGAAGAATTAGACTATGTAGATTTTATACAAAATAGAAAGCCTTATAGAGATGAACATACTTTAGGAGAAGACGCTGAGTTATTCTTTTTAGATTTATATAATACAGAACTTACGGCAGATGAACTTTTAGACTACTATGTTTGGAAAGATGAGTTATCAAAAAGAAGGTCTATATTAAATAAAACAGACATAGATCAAGAACTTCGTAAGTTAGATATGGATAAAGGAGCTTATGATATTCAAGGATTTTGGAAATCAGGAGACTACCAAAATACAGATTCAGATGGACATGGATCTGACAGATGGAAAAAACCAAATCATGTTACTTTTAGCAAACAATCTAAGTATGCTAAAAACTATGAACTTCCAGAAGGGGAAGAAGATAATAGATCAGAATATGACGGGGGTACATGGGGGGATAACGGAAGTTATACTCCTACTATCCATAATATGCACCCAACTTCTAGAATACACTCAGAATTTAATAATGAGCCTAATAGAATTGAGCACTTATACATGGGAAATGATTTAATTTATAATAGTCCTTTTTATAAAAACACTGTTATGCCTAACGATACGACCCCTGCTTTTAATTTTCAGCAAGGAGAACTTCCTATCCAACAGTACCAAGACGGTACACAAGTTACAATTCCTGATTTTATCCCAGAACCAAACACTGCTGAGATGGATACTAAATTTACTAATATGTATAGAGATCAAGATCAGGCTACTATGGATCAAGTAACGTTTGATGGTTCTACTTCCGAAGGTATGTTAGATTATTTAAAGTTTACTGAAAATGGAATTGCTTCAGGATATAAAAAAAATAAAGAAGGAGAAATGAAATGGTATCCTCATAAAGATAATAAAGGAATCTGGACTATTGGATACGGTCATAATATTGGATCATCTGGAAAAACTAAAGCTGATTATAAAGATGGTCTTACACAAACAGAAGTAGACGACTTGTTAAAGTCAGACATGAAAGTGCATACAGATCTTTTAGCAAAAAATGTACCTGAGTGGGAAAATTTATCTACTTTACAACAAAATTCTTTATTAGATATTCAGTATAATATCAGAGGAAATGTTTGGACAAAATTCCCTTCTTTTACAAAAGCTGTTGTAAATAAAGATTGGAAAAATGTAGTACTTGAAGGATCTAGAGAAGAGTATAATGATAAACCAAACCAAAGGAATACTGCTTTTTATAAAAGTATGATAGAGCCAATGGTAAATGAGTGGAGACCTGAGATCCGAAATCCAGAAGCTCCTATTGTACCTGCAAATATTTTGGGTCAAAAGAGGCATGTAGCAAGACAAGATAATACTATGGTAGGTCCAAACTCTTTTGGAGGATTCGAAGACGGAGGGGAAGTTCCTACAGATCCTCCAGAAGATGATATATACTCTGTAGATATTGAAGAGGGACTGGAGCAGACAAATAGAGATTTTCAAATTAAATATCCTAATTATTCTGATCCTGAAATTTATCAGTATTATTTAGAAGGAAAAAATCCAGAGGACGGGATGATTAATAGAATGTTACCAGAAGTAATATCTCAGTCTAACTCTTCAAAAATATCTCCTGTTCCTTTTTACTCTACTACTTTTGCAACTAAAATGGATATTCCAAATCTTCATAAAGAAACAGGAGAGAAATGTGTTGCTTATGGAAAGTTACAAACAGGATGCTCAGGAGGATTGCAGCTAGCGATGGAATTTAATACAGATTTAAGTAAAAACGGAGTAAGAAATATTAATGGTATAAGAGGGGACGCTTGGGAAATGCACAATAATGTTGTAACATCAGGAGGTATGAGTTTATTTAATTACTCTGACTTTATGGATACAGATTTTTTAAGATCTAATCCTAATGAGGCTACAGGTAATTATTTGTTTAGCAGATATAATAATGCGCGTTCTCAGTTAGGAAACCAAGCTAGTTTAGATGAAGCAACTCTTCAAATAGGAGATTTTGTCGATCTTTATTATGCAGGATCTAGTTATCAAAACGAAGCAGTTAGAGACGGACTTGGTTCTAATATGAATTCTCATGTCGGTAAAGTAACTGAAAAAAATGGAAAACTTTATGTGACTCACAATATAAGCGGAACATGGTACTCTGATCCTTTAGATAAATTATTAGCAGATCAAAGAATAAGTAATGGGCATCAAGTAATGGTTGTAGGAGGATACAGACCTAAATATGAGTCAGCATTAATTCCTGGGTTTACATATAACGATGTAGAACTAGATATTGATGAGAATAAAGCTAAAGGCTGGAACGGAGAGTTATCATCTGAGTATTTAAATAATTTAACGCTAACAATGCCTGATATACAAAGTGATTTTAATTTCAGCGATGGAGATAGCAGTCTAATAGCAAACGCGTCATACGGTACGTTTGGTGCAGAATCTACTTTTGGAGAAGGATCTAGGTATAATTATAAAGATTGGTCTAGGGAATTTTTAAGAGGATACAAAGAAATGAACGATGATCCGAGCTGGAATTCTAGTACTCCTAACCTAGCTCTAAGTCTGTTGCCTAAAAGTTTTACAGAAGGGACTCTAAACATGGATGACTTAAGTGAGGGAATGACTCAGATTAAGCATCAACAATATATGAGACAAGAACACACTAAGACTTTATTTGATCACTATGGAATTTCTGATCCTAATACATTGTATACTCCCGCGGGCGCGAGCAGGGGTACAGCTATAGTACATGCTTTAAATTTAGATTTAATTAATAGACTTTTTAAAGATCATGATTTAAGTGATCAAACAAAAACAAATATGTTGTACAATGCGTACAATAAAGGATTTGATAATGTTCTTAAGTCTTTTGTAGATTTAGACGAAACCTCTGAAGGGTATATGACTATTACTCCTACTAGTTTCGCAGAAGGCCGTAAGGTTTATAAAGAACGTCATTTAGATAAATCTTCTTATACTTATGTGCCTAACCAGCTATCTAAAAGAATAACATACGATCATTCTAAATCTAAACAGCATGCACAATCTGTAAGAGAGTTCGGTCTAGAAACGATGACTGGATTTGAAAGTGGTCTTATAGAACTACAAGACAGAATGACTCAACTTACAGACAATATAGGTAGCGAAATAGATAACATAGATATAAATAAAAGAACGATACAAATTAATAGAAACCTTAAGAAGGCAGAAGAGTTATTACAGAGAGGAGTTAGAACAAAAAAGATAAAGTTTATAAATAAAGCTAATAGTATATTAGATAATATAGAGAACAAATCAGAGTCAACTAAAGAGAAAGTAGAAGAGCAAACAAACAAGAGTAAAAATAGTATGAAGAACGCAGTAAGAAAAATCAAATCTTTATTCTAAGATATATCATAAAAATGTTGTATCTTTAAA